CATTATTTTTACAAAGAGCTAGAAGAAAAATAAGAGAACTAGCTTATAACTTTGATGTTGATGGATATATTGCACCTGATCTAACTATCCTTGCAGAACATATTACTGAAGGTGGTATCACACAAATGGCATATCAAGAAGAGCCTCTTGCAATTATATATGCGGTAAGAGGTGATGGTGAGTTAGTTGCATTAACTTATCAAAGAGATCAACAAGTTGTTGCTTGGCATAGACATATATTTGGTGGTGCTTTTGGAACTGGTAAAGCTGTTTGTGAAAGTGTTGCTGTCATTCCTACAGATTCTGATGAGTATGAAACTTATGTAATTGTAAAAAGAACAATCAATGGTGCAACAAAAAGATATGTAGAAGTTTTAAATACTTTTGATTTTACAGAAACAGATAATACAACATTTAATTTTTTAGATAGTCAAATAAACTTTGATGGTGTTTCTACAACATTAAATGGTGATATTACAAATTCTGCAACAACTATAGCTTTAACAGATGCAAGTTCTTTTAATAGTGCAGGTAAAATAAAAATAAATAATGAGATCATAGCTTACACAGGTAAATCAACAAACAATCTTACAGGATGTACTAGAGGTCAAAACTCGACTACTGCTGCTGCACATACATCTGGTGATACAGTAGATCAAGTAGTTGAAACAGTTTCAGGTCTTACACACCTTGAAGGACAAACAGTTTCTATATTAGCTGATGGTGCAACGCACCCAACAAAAGTTGTAAGTTCGGGTGCTATAAGTTTGAATAGAGCAGCTAAGAAAGTAAAAGTAGGTCTTAAATTTGACTCTGTATTACAAACTATGAGAATAGATGCAGGTTCACAGAATGGAACATCACAAGGTAAAACAAAAAGAATATATGAAGTTACTGTTAGATTGTTTGAAACTGTTGGTGTTGAAGTTGGACCAGACTTAAATAACATGGAAAGAATACCATTTAGAACTTCTGCAAATCCTATGGATCAAGGTATTGCACCATTTACAGGTGATAAAGAAGTTGAATTTAGAGGAAACTACGATACAGATGGTTTTATATTTGTAAGGCAAACTCAACCTTTACCTTTGACCATTTTATCGTTATACCCAAGATTAGTGACAAATGATGGATAAACTACTACATATAGTGCCTTATACTGCGGAGCATGGACAGTTTATATTATCCTGTCAAATGAATCATAAGGTATTAGAACCAGACAAACATTACATAAATATAGAAGGTAATGCTAAAAATTTAGAACAAGATCATTTATCTTTTACTGGTTTGGTTGGTAAGAAACCTATCTTTGCTGCTGGTATGAAAATGGTATGGGGTCAAGTAGCTGAAGGTTGGGTAATAGCAACTCAAGATGTTTGGGATTATCCATTGAGTGTAGCAAAAGCTATTAGAAAAGATTTTGCAAGAGTTGCAAAAGAAAATAATATTGTAAGAGTACAAACTGCAATCAGAAAAGATTTTCAACAAGGTCAAAGATTTGCAGAGTGGCTTGGATTAGAAAACGAGGGATTGATGAAAAAATTTGGATTTGATGGATCAGACCAATACAGATATGCGAGGATATTCTAATGGGAGCAGCAACACCTTTTGTAGTAGGAGCTACAGCTTTAGCTGGTTTTCAACAAGCTGGTGCTATCGGTAATTTTAATAGAGATGTAGCAAATAGAAATGCTTTAGTAAAAGAACAAGAAGCAAAAATATTAGATGACAAACTTGCTCTTGAACTTGGTCAATTTGATAAAAGTTTTAGAAAATTACAAGGAAGTCAAAAAGTAAGAACTTTAAAATCAGGTGCAGAATTTTCTGGAACAGCTAGAAATATACAACTTTCAAATTTATATGAAGCTGAACTTGAAAGAAATATTAGAAAATATAATACAGATATTGGAAAACTCAGAAAATTTGAAGAAGCAAATTTTGCAAGAATATCTGGTGATATGGCTAAAATGAGTTCAAGGATGCAACAAATTAATATACTTTCTTCTGCTGGACAAAGTTTATTAAGTATGGGAGAATATAGTGCCTAAGATACCTACATTTCAATCTGAATCAACAATCACATCTGAAGGTTCTAGTGTTCAAACTAATTTACAAATTAGTCCATCTCAAAATATTTTTACAGCTACAAAACCATTAACTGATTTTGTAACACAACAATATATAAAAGAAAAAAAATTAGAAGAACAAAACAAGGTAGATAAGTTAATAGCTGATTCTTATAAAGATAATGAAAATGGACCAGTAGGTTTCCTTACACTCTCTAGTGAAACAGGAAAAAATCCTATACCTTCAGAGGCTTCTAATAATTATGATTCTGGTGTTAATAATCTTTATGATTATTTAACATCAACAAAAGGACAAAATTTAAGTAGATTTGGAAAACAAATTTTCAAAACTAAATTTTACTCATCTGCAAATCAGTTGAAGGCTAATGCTTTATTAGAATCAAGAAAGGCACAGTTTAAAGAATCATCAGATATTGATAATGATTTTATAACACAAAAAGTTATTGCTTATTCTGCACTTCCAAATGGAACTGGTTTATCTCTTGCCTTTCAAGATATAGATACAAGAATAGATCAAAATGATTTTTACAAAGATCAACCTCAGTTAAAAGAAGAAGTAAGAAAGAAATATAAAGAGTTTGCTGCGTCAGGTATAGCTGAAAGATTGTTATTAAATAATCCATCATTATTAAAAAAACAAATACTTGATGGTGTTTACAATGATCTCTCATCAGATGCACTTATTGAACTTTCTACAAAAGCTGATCTACAAATAAAAGATCAAAAGTTTTCTTCACTTACAAATGCAATATCATTAGTTGGTTTAGGAGATGTTTCTCCAAATGCTTTAAAACAAATAGTTTCAGAAACACTATCAGGTAATTTTGCTGGTGATAAAAATTTACAAAGTATTTACAATTCTTTAACAGATACAGAGAAAAAAGAATTTAGAACATTTACAATTAAAAAAGCTAGAGAAAAAAGAAATGAATTATTGTTTGAAGTTCAAGCAGCAGACGCTGCTATAAAACTTACAACAGCAGAAAATTTTGATAAAGCTCTTAATAATGCTGATGTAAAAACAGGTATTGATCAAAAAGTAATTCAAAATATCTTTAGTGGAAATTTAGATGCTCAGACTCAAATGACAGACTTAAATACAAAAATTATTGATAATGCAGAGCAAGGTATATCAATCATATCTGATTACGATTCAAATAACGCTATATCAGCTTTGATAGCTACAGATAAAATTAACAATGCTACAGATAGATTTATTCTACCGGGAGAAAACACACCAAGATCAATAGTTGAAAGATATGGAAGTGAAACAGATTTTGATGATCTAAATTATTATAAAAATATATTGTTGCAACAAAATCAAAATCCTGAGCTATTCAAAAAAACATTTGCACCTTTTCAAAGTTTTTTAAATGAAACAAAAAATTTAATAAGCACAGAAGTAATAAAAATTCTTGATCCTAAAAGTTATAATAATGATTTAAAAAGATTTAAAGATGATATGTATATTTTATATAATAAAGGTATAGAGGAAGGTAAGTCACCATTAGAGTTATTAGATTATAAAAATAAAAATTATATTGGTAAAGATTATATTCAATATCAAACAGATAAAAATAAAATATTTAAAAATATGATGGACAATATTCCAAAAAAAGAAATTGATGAAAATTTAAAAAGATTACCAAATGAAACTCCATCAGAGTATCTTAAAAGAATTGGTGAAAACTAATGGCAGATTTAAAAACTCAAGTAGAGCAACTAGAACAAGGTGGTTTTAGTCAAGTAGAAATAGATAATTGGAAACAAGAAAAAGTAGAACAATTAAAAGAAGGTGGATTTTCTGCTGATGAAATAGCTAAAGATTTTGGATTTGAACCTGTTGATAAAAAAGCTATACAAAAAATTTACAAAGAAGATATAGGACTACCTAGAATTTTAGATTATGATGAAGTAGAGGAAGTACAAAAAAACAATCCTGATGATTATTCTTTAATTGAAGATGCCGTTGGTAAAAAACTAGACAATGTATCTGCAAGAATACAAGCTGGTTGGAATTCAGGTGTTATAGATTTGATTCAAGAAGCTCATGGTATTCCAAATATAGATGGAACAAAAGAAGATGGAAAATTTTTTAATGTTGATTTTCAAGATACAGGATTTCTTGAAAGAAATCTTACAAATGCTGCTAGAATAGCAAAAGACTTACCTTTATATATGGGAGTTGGGATACCAATAGGTTTTGCAACTCGTTCACCTAATGCTAGTGTTTTTGCATCAGGAACTGTTGTTGGTTCTATTAGAGAAACATACATGACTATGAGGCAGAATGGTCAAGTGGCTAATTGGGATAATTTTTGGGAGATATTTAGAAATGAAGGAATTAAAGCAGGACTAAAAGAAGGAACACAGCTTACTGCTGCTGCAAAACTTGGATCACTAAGTAATAATTTTTTACCTAAATTAGTTGGAAGGATTGCAGGTTTTGAAGGATCAGGTGCTATAATTGAGAGAGAACTACCAAGTAAAGATCAACTGATTGATTCTGTAATTTTATTTAGTGCATTTGGTTTAGCAGAAAGTGGAGCAAAAAAAGTTCCTAATATAATAAAAAAAACTAACAGAGATGCTGTTGATTTATCTGCTGACTATAAATTAGAAAAATCTGTAAAACAAGATTTGGCAAGTAAAAATATAGAAATACCAAGAGCTATTAAAAGAACAGTAGAGGAAATTACTGGAAAGAAAATAAAACTTGATGAAAAATTTTTAAAAGGTTTAGAGTTTCCTGAAGCTGTAAAATTAATATTATCTAAAACTAAATTTGAAAAACCAAAAGACTCACAAAATGTAAAAGATACTTTAACAAGATTATTTATAGATAGATTACATCCTGTTTTAAGAATGGTTAGAAGGGTTGAGGACACTAAAAATACTACAGGTCAATTAAATGTTTATGAACAATTTAGAATATTGGTTGGTATGACTAATAGAGGTGGTACTTTTATTGATAGAGCAACTCAAACAGTAAATCTTGAAAACAGAGGTAAATCTTTAAAACAAGTTTTAGAACCATTAAAATTTGAAAATGCGGAAGTTCCTTTAAGTAAATTAGGATTTTCAAATAAAAAATTAAATGAACAAGGTTTAAAAAAACAATATGCAGAACTTAATGCTTATCTTATTGCAAGAAGAGCTTTAGAATACGACAGAAGAGGTTTTAAACATCCTTTTGATTCACAAGCAGCAAAAGAAACAATACAAATTTTAAAAGATAAATATGATCCTATTGCAAAAGAAATAGATATTTATAATAGACAGCTTCTTGAGTATGCAAGAGGTTTAAAATTAATAGACAAACAAGCATTTGATGCAATGGTAGAAGCTAATAAAAGTTATGTTCCATTTGCAAGAGTTTTAGAGTCTGTAGAAGGACAAAAACCATCTCCTTATGGTGGTGTATCAAATCCATTTAAAAGAGTAAAAGGTGGAGAGCAGCCTGTATTTGATCCTATTGAAACTATATATTCTAATACTTTTAAAATTGTAAAACTTGCTGAAAGAAATAATGCTTTAATTAAATTTTTTGATTTTGTAGAAAAAAATAAATCTTCATTTCCAGATATAAATAAAAAAATAGAAACAAAACAAACAAAGATAGAAAGAAAAGAATTAGAAAAAGTATTAGATGATCCATCTGCTATTAATGATGTTGCTATTGAAAATTTTAAAGTATTTAGAAAGTCATTTGTAAAACCTGATGGTTCTTCAGTTACAGTATATCGTAATGGTAAGTTTGAAGTTTGGGATGTTGGTAAAGAATTAGCTGATGCTTTGTCAGAATTTAATCCAACAGAAATGGGAATGGTTATAAGAGCTATTGGTACTCCTGCTAGACTTCTTCGTGCGGG